AGGGCCTAAAACCAAAGCAGATGCGGGGCGTAAGGCTTCATTTTGTGCTAGAATGAAACCTATCGCAGAAAAATCTGAGGAAGGTAGCCGTGCAAAAGCATCAATGCGCCGATGGAAATGTTGAAGTGTGGGCTGACGTAAAAGGTTACGAAGGTCGATACCAAGTAAGTACTTTGGGTAGAGTTAAATCGCTTTCCCGTATGCGCCGTGGTAAAAGCGGATGCGAAGTTCCTGTACCAGAAATAATTATGGCGTTAACTCCCAAAAAAGATAACGGCAGAACTAAACCCTACGTTGAAGTTCGTTTTAGAAATGGTGGGCTACGCACTGAACGCTGTAAATGAATTTTGGTTCATCGTCTTGTTGCTGCCGCATTTATTAAACCGTTAGAAAAAGGCGAACAAGTTGATCACATTAACGGTGTTCATGCGGACAATCGTGTAGAAAATTTAAGAGTAATGCATTACACTGAACACGCTAAGTTACACCCAACTATGTTAAACCCTCTTTTACATGACCCTATAACTGGCAATTTTTTACCTAGGAAATGTTAAATGGCTACTAAACCAGGGCTCTATGCAAATATTCACGCCAAACGCGAGCGCATTGCCGCGGGTTCTGGCGAACGTATGAATAAAGTCGGCAGCAAAAACGCGCCGACTGCCAAAGATTTTAAGCAATCGGCAAAGACTGCGAAGAAGAAATAGTATGCCTTTAAAGAAGTCACCTACTAAAGAAGCTTTCCGCGCTAACGTCAAAGCGGAAGTCAAAGCCGGCAAGCCTATCAAGCAAGCCGTGGCCATCGCCTATTCTGTGAAGAAAAATGCTAAGACTACTAAACAATAACATCGCAGTCAAACCCGACCCGTTTGTTCAAAGCGGGTTAGTTATTATGCCCGAAGAAGATATGCGCACCGGAGTCGTGGTAGCAACAGGACCAGGCAAGAAGGGTTCCAAGCGCCCACTTATGGTGTCGATCGGAGACCGCATCATGTACAGCGGCACAATTGACCAAGAGTACAATGGTTTGCTGTTTATGAAGGACAAAGACGTTATAGGTACTGTATGAAAGATAAAGACATCATCTCGGTTGCCAAAAGCCGCTTTACTATGGCCGTATCAGCGTATTCTGAGAGCCGAGAGGATGAACTAGATGACTTGCGATTCTACGCCGGAAGTCCAGATAATTCGTGGCAGTGGCCAGCCGACGTGCTTCAAACTAGAGGCTCCGTCCAAGGTCAAACCATCAACGCTCGTCCCTGCCTTACCATCAACAAACTCCCCCAGCACGTCAGACAGGTCACCAACGATCAACGCCAAAATCGACCAAGTGGGAAGGTAATTCCAGTTGACGACAAAGCGGATGTTGAAGTGGCTGAGATATTTGACGGGCTAGTACGCCATATTGAGTACATCTCGGATGCCGATGTGGCGTATGACACGGCGTGTGAGAACCAAGTGTCTTATGGCGAAGGGTATATTCGTCTGTTGACTGAGTATTGCGATGATGACACGTTTAACCAAGACATTAAGATTGGTCGTATTCGTAACAGCTTCAGCGTCTACATGGACCCAACGATCCAAGACCCGTGCGGTGCAGACGCCCAATGGTGCTTTATTACTGAGGATCTAACCAAAGAAGAGTACGAGCGTCAGTTCCCTGATGCGCAGCCTATCTCTTCTATGATGCAGCAAGGCGTGGGCGATGCTTCTATTTCGCAGTGGGTAAGCGAAAATACTGTCAGAATTGCTGAGTACTTCTACATCGAGCATGAGAAGGCAACGCTCAATCTGTACTACGGTAACGTGACCGCCATGAAGGGTTCAGTTGAAGACCAAGACATGGCAATGCGTGGCATGAAGCCAATCCGCACCCGTGTGGTGGACATCAAACGTGTTAAATGGTGCAAAATCAACGGTTTTGAGGTGCTGGAGTCCCAAGATTGGGCGGGTTCCTCTATCCCCGTGGTGCGTGTGGTCGGCAACGAATTTGAGGTTGATGGTCGTATTTATGTGTCCGGCATTGTGCGTAACGCTAAAGATGCGCAGCGCATGTATAACTACTGGACTAGCCAAGAGGCAGAAATGTTAGCTTTGGCGCCCAAAGCTCCCTTTATTGGCTACGGCGGTCAGTTTGAGGGCTACGAACAGCAATGGAAGACAGCCAACACAACTAACTGGCCGTATCTAGAGGTCAATCCAGACGTAACTGATGGTCAGGGTGGTGTACTGCCATTGCCACAACGTGCGCCCCCGCCTCTGCCACAGACTGGTTTAATTCAAGCCAAAATGGGTGCGAGTGACGATATTAAGGGCACGACTGGTCAGTATGACTCAAGCCTTGGTCAAACATCCAACGAGCGTTCTGGTAAAGCTATTTTGGCACGAGAGCGTCAGTCTGATGTTGGTACCTATCACTATGTAGATAACTTAGCCCGTGCTGTGCGCTACATTACCCGTCAAATTGTGGAGTTGATTCCTAAAATTTACGATACTGAGCGCATTGCGCGGATCGTGGGTGAGGATGGCGAGACTGATCTTATTAAGGTAAATCCTAATCAACCAATGCCTGTCAATAAGATCATGGATCAGCAAGGCATTGTGCTTGAAAAGATTTACAACATGGGTGTGGGTAAGTACGACGTCTGTGTGACGACCGGTCCAAGCTACATGACCAAACGTCAGGAAGCTCTGGAAGCAATGGCGCAGCTCTTGCAAGGCAACCCACAGTTGTGGTCAGTAGCGGGTGATTTGTTTATTAAGAACATGGATTGGCCTGGTGCGCAGGAGATGTCTAAGCGCTTTGCCAAGACCATTGATCCTAAGATCATGGAAGGTGGCGACGAGTCACCTGAGATGCAAGCTGCCACAATGCAGATGCAGGCAATGGGTCAGGAAATGGAGCAGATGCACCAGATGTTGCAAAACGTATCTAAGTCGATGGAAGCACAGGACTTGGAGCGCAAGAACTACGAGGCGCAGATCAAGGCGTTTGATGCTGAGACTAAACGTATCTCGGCAGTTCAAGCTGGCATGACTTTTGAGCAGATTCAAGACATTGTGCAAGGCACCATTGCGGCCGCTTTGGACACGGGGGACTTGATTGGTGGAGCGCCAGAGCGTCAGCCGTTTGAGATGCCTCAAGAACCCATGATGCAGCCTCCCCCTGAGATGATGCAAGAGCAGATGCCGCCACCTGAGATGATGCCACCAATGGAGCCACAACAATGAAGTGCGCTGAATTTGTAGGAATGCTATTCCTCGCCCGAGACGTTACGCATTCGGTACATTTGAACACTCGGTCGTACGCCAAACACAAAGCGCTACAAAAGTTCTACGAGAACATCATTGATTTGGCAGATCATTTTGCTGAAGTGTATCAAGGCAAGCATGGCTTAATTGGTCCAATCGGACTACAATCTGCTAAGAAAACTACGAATGTGCTTGAGTTTTTAGAAGCACAGGTCAAAGAAATTGAAAAATGCCGGTATGAAGTGTGCGACAAAGAAGATACGCCACTTCAGAATTTGATTGATGAAATTCTGGCGTTGTATTTTTCGACGTTATATAAACTCAAATTTTTGGCATAGGAATTAATAATGGAACTTCTTAAACCTCTATCTAAAGACGGCTTCCCTGGTGCAACCGCTGCGTACACAGGCACAGCCGGCAACACTAGCACATGGAACGCTGGTCCTCAAGGCGTGATTGTATGGTCAACAACCCCCGCTTACGTTGAAGTTGGCGAAGGCGCTGTGGCTACCACTGCAAGCACACCAATCCCCGCCTTTACACCCATCCCGTTTGCCGTGCCCAATGGCACAGGCGGACTGTGGAGAGTGAGTGCCATTCAGGTATCTGAGAGTGGCTCGGTGTATTGCAAACCGGTTAACAAAGAATGAGTTTCGGTGTTGCACTGCGAAATGGCGTAGCAATCGGGCTTGGCAGTATTGCCACGCTCTTTTCTGGCTACGGGCGTGATCAAGCCTATGACAACCTTGCTACCGAGTCTGGCTTAAACCTCGTCCAAGAGGACGGGGCATTTATTTTAGTCTAAGGAATTATTATGGCTGACGTCAAAATATCAGGTTTACCCGCCTCAACAACCCCTTTAGCGGGTACTGAAGTATTGCCAATTGTGCAATCGGGCGTTACAAAACAAGTATCAGTTGCAAACTTAACTGCTGGTCGGGCAATCGCAGCCGAGTCAGCCATTATTTCTGCCAACAGCGCATCTGACGCACTTCGCATCACACAAACAGGCGCAGGTAATGCTCTATTGGTTGAGGATAGTGCTAATCCTGATGCTACGCCTACTGTTATTGGCAGTGATGGTGATATTGTCGTAGGCTCCACTACCGCTCAAACTTTTCCTAGCGGTGACGGTGTTAACAGAACTGCGTCTATACAATCTCAAGGTTCTAGTTTTGCAAAAACAACTATTGCGGCGGCTTTGTACAATACGGCGGCTTCTGTTGGTGGGGCTACGCTTTCGTTATCAAAATCAAACTCCGCAACAATTGGTTCTCATGCTGTTGTAGCAAGCGGCGATGTTCTTGGCGTTGTTTCGTTTAACGGTTCTGATGGTACTAATTTTGTTAGAGCCGCAACAATAATTTCACAAGTAGACGGAACACCCGGCACAAACGATATGCCCGGTCGCTTGGTGTTCTCTACTACTGCTGATGGTGCAAGCAGCCCGACTGAGCGGATGCGGATTGATAACGCAGGGCGGGTGGGGATTGGTGGTACTGCCTCAGCGGTTGCAAAGCTACAAGTTCTTGGAACACTTCCGTCATCAGGTGCTTTTACTTACGGAATTAGCGCCGCAGGAACGATTCCATCAACAACTACTTCTGGTTACGTTGGTTTTGATAGCGCTGCCACTACACAAGCTACTGCTTTTACTCTTACAAATTATTCGCATTTTCAAGCATTTAGTAATTTGGGCGCTGGATCGACCGTCACGAATCAATTTGGTTTTTCAGCCACATCCTCCCTCACAGGCGCAACCAACAACTACGGTTTTCTTGGCAACATAGCCTCTGGCACGGGTCGTTTTA